TATCCGCTTGCACCGCCGAATTTAACGACAGTATCCTTCAGGGTGTAAGTGATAACGTGATACCCTGACCTGTTTAAGGTGGAACTCGTGCCCATCGCTTCAAGCCGACAGTTATCGAAAACAAAATCCGCCTGCGTCGCGCCGGTGCCAAAGAGTATATTCCCACTCGCCCCGCCCTCGGCCGCCGCCGCAAAAGCCCCAGCCAGCGTCGCCTTGGCTAATGCCCAGGTCGAGCCGTTGTCCGCATCGTCGCCGTCAGTCGAGCGCACGTATAAAACGGCCATGTCGCCCCTTCTCTTCTATGCCAAAATCCTGCGATACCGGTTCAGCATCGCCTTTTCCGCGTCCGTCAAATCGGCGCTGAACTCGAACGAAGCCGAACCGCCCTCAACGCCACGGCTCGTCTGGCCCCAGAGCGCGCTCTTCTGGCGCTGCCATTCCGCGCCGACCCGCGCCATCACCAGAAGCTTTATGTCCTGCGGCACGTCGGCCAGCGCATAGCCCGCCGTGTAATTGACAACAATGCTCTGCATCCCCGTGTCCCAATCGCTCCCGTCTATCCGCTCCAGCACACCCCTCGCCATGTCAACCACGTAATCGGTATCCTCGGTCAGCGTCTCCGTGACCTCGGCGCTGTCTATCTCGACCGATGTCCACTCCGTCACCGGCCAGGAAGGCAGGAACAGATAGACCGACGGCCTGCCGTTGAGCACCTGGTCGACATAGGCCGTGCTGATGAGCGTCCGGCCCAGATAGGTCTGCACCAACTGCGATACGCTGTTAATCAGCGCCTCCAGCCGCAAATCATAGTCCGTATCGGACGCGTCAATCCCCAGATAGGGCTTGAGCTCGGTGTCCAGGTCAACCAGCGCGTTATCTGCCAGCGCCATGTGCGCCTCCTATCCGGCCGTCATCATCCGGCCTCAATCCGTGAAATAGGCCGCGTTCGCCGTCACGGTATAGCCCGATGTCGTCTCGGGGTTGGCAATCGTAGCGAGCCGCAATCCCGCCACGCCCGGGCTCACCGAATACGTGACCACGACCTCGCTCGTCCCGTTCAGTGTCGCCGTGAGCGTCAGGTAGGCGGTCGTGTCCCATTCGCCCAGCGCCGGGTTATACGCCTGGAACGCGAAACTCACGTCCTTGGAGCAGCCCGCGTTCCCGCCCTTCACGTACAACGTGATGGAGCCCTTGCGGCAGTCGTCCAGTTTCATGACCGCCGAGCTCGCCGACACGTCCTGGGTCGTGTTGATTGCGACCGTCTGGTCGCTGGCCAAAAACTTGCCATACATCTCTCATCCTCCTCGCGCGGTAAACAATTTATACCCGGATTGTTTACCGCCCTGCTATTTGACCTCGGGCGGCCCATCCAGCGACTTGTCCAGCTCCGCCAGGCCAAACCCTATCCACGAGCGGGCCACATCGGCAGGCAGACGAGCCGTCTGCCCCTCCGCGAACTCGCCCAGACGACTCCGCACGGGCCGCAGCATCCGGACCCGCAATAGTACCTCTCCCGCCTGCGGCTCTGACTGCGCCTGCGCTTCTGTCTGCGACCGAGCCGCCGACTCTCCACGCTTCCTCCTCCCGCGGTTCGCGCTCCCGGGCCGCGCGTCATACTCTATCGGCATCTCGCCTCCTTAAATCCCGGCGGGGGAGAGAGGCCGCCCCCTCTCCCCACCGGTCAAAGCTCAACTCAACCGCCCAGCTCCGTCGGCTGCGTCACCGGCACGTGGTTCGGGTTGCCAAGGATGACAAGTCCGGCCACGGGCGTGCCGTTCGTGTGTGTCCCCGTAGCCGTCCAGACAATGCGCACATATCGCTTGCTGCCCAGATACCCACGCACTATGGTCGTGGGGTCTTCATCTGCACTGTCGATGACGTGAGCGTTCACGCCGCCTTCCAGGTCATCATCATCGATGGCTGTGAATGTGCTGTTGTCGTCGCTCTCCTGGAACGAGATTGTCCATTTCAGAGAGCCGCTCAGCGTGTCGCCGCTTACGCCCTGCTGGGCGACCATCACGACAGAGCCGTAGCCGTTCCGGTCGACGCCGGTACCGTTGGCCGTCGCCGTCTTGACGGCCGGCACCATCGTGATTACGTACTTGTTGCCATAGTAGCCGCTAATCAATTTGGCCTCCTATCAGCTGGTCTGGTTCTTGAGCAGCTGGATAGCCTCGGGCAGTACCACACCTCCGCCGACCCGCCTGCGGGCCAGGAACCCGACCATGCCGTACTCGGCATAGCGCTCGACGAGCCGCTGGATGATGATGTCGACGCGGTCGACGATGCGATAGCCGGCCTTGAAGTCGCCGTAGCCCAGCACGATGCCGCCGTCGCCGGGGGTCGTGCCGAGCGAAGTCGAGGTGATAGCCGGGAAGTCCGACCATTCATAGATGGGCGAGCCCAGCAGTTTCGCCGGCTGGCCTTCCTGCAGATTGGGCTGCACCAGGAACAGGTTGGTGGTGGCGCTCTTCATGGAAACGATGACGCCGACCAGGCTGCGGTTCATGACCCAGGCCGCGTTCTTCGCGTAGGCACTGCCGAGCTGGTACTGGCACTTGATGATGTCGTCGATGGCCAGCGTGTTGTCGGTGGCCACATCGAGCGCGTCGGCCAGAACCGTGGTATTGGCGATGATGCCCTCGGGCGCGCTCGTGCCGTTGCCGGAATAGAATGCCGTGCCTTCAAGCACGCCGAACTTGCGGCTCACGACCGACGCGATCTCGGCCTCCAGGTTGAAAGCCGAGTCCTCCAGCATCTTTTGCGTGGCCTTGAACAGCTGCTTCATCTCGAACGTCTTGATCTCGGTCAGCCCATAGGTCAGGCCGGTCGTCTCCGTCTTCTCGCTCGACTCGGAAACCCAGGTAGCCGCGGGGATGGCCGTCTCGGTCGGGAACTCGACCGCGTACGAGCTCGTCTGCACGACGGTCGCCAGGTCGCGCAGCGGGTGCTGCACCGTGATGCCCTTGATGATCTCCCTGACGTACTCGTACGGGGCCAGCACGCCGGCGTGCGTCGAGTCGGCGACGGTCAGGACCTTCCGCTCCTCGGGTTCGAGGGCGCCGAGCCCCTTGACCAGGAAGCTGCGGAACGCCTTCTTCTGCAGCTCACGCCGTTCGCTTTCATCGCCCTTGGCCGGGACCGACTTGGCCTTGGCCAGCTCATCGTTGAGCTCGTTCCAGCGCTTGTCCCACTGCGCCTTGTACTCGGCAAAGGCCGCCTCGCTGATGAAGCCCTTGAGCTTGCGCTCGGTCTCCTGCTGGAGGTCGTAGATCAGCTTGTTGTTAGCCGCGTTGACCTCCGCGATTTTCTTTTCCAGATCGTCCAATGTCTCCTCCGTCATTTTTCGATTTTTAGCTTGAGGCCGTCGAGCAGGTGGAGCAGACGCTCCGTGCTGCCCGCGTTCGGCGCCTCGGGAGTGGATTTCTCCGAGTCCTTGGCTCGCTCAAACACCTCGGCCTCGATGAACGAGCCGCAGTAGGTGCACTTGCCCTCTGCCGGCTCGAACGATATGCCATGATGCGCTTTGCAGTGCGAGCGGGCCTCCGCCACCGTCCAGGTCGAGACCGGATAGCGGTAGGCCTGCTCTGTCATCGTGTCCTCGCCCTTGAGCTTGCCCATGATGACGAAATATTCCTTGCCCTCATGCTGGCGCGCGACACGCCGGAACGAGTTGTCCTGGAAATCGTCAGGATTGCGCAGGCGGCATGAATGCTCGTTCGGATACGGCTTGCGCTCCAGCTCGTCATCGCCTTCCTTGCCGGCCTCGCCGATACCCATGCGCTTGGCGTGCGCCATCAGGTGCGAGCTCGCCCGCTCGCGGAGCGTCGAGGCCGAAATTGAGTCCGTGACCGGCTTTATCTGGTTCGCCCGCGCCAGCGCGTTCCGCAGGTGCGGCACATCGACGCTGTCGTCATCGTCCGGGTCGCTGACACCCTCCTTGTGGTGCGGCAGGTGGCGGCAGCGCTTGTCGTCGGTATCGCCGCGCTTATAGGCCGGCTCGATGACCGCGAACGCGGCATCCGGCAGGCTGTTGACATAGGCCGTGTCCCACTCCGACTTGACCGCCTCGACCTGCGCCGACTCCAGCGCCGGGAACACGACCGGGCTTATCTCCCACAATTTGATTTCCTTGAGCAGGCGCGTCGCGCTCTCTTTGTCAAACTCCTCAACCACCGTCTGGTAGCCGATGCTCAGGCCCGTGACCGCGCCCTGGCGCATGAGCGAACGCACCTCTCGGCCGCGCTGCACCTCGAGGTTGAGATGCCCCACCACGGCCAGCCCGCGCTCGTCCTCCCGCGCCTCGATGATGCCAATCGGCTCGTCGACCATGTGCGACCAGAGCATCGGATAGCGGCCGCCGCTCGACTTGAGCGACCGCCTGAACGCGCCCGGCATCACCGCATCGCCGTAGCTGTCGACGACGCCCCAGATGGACGCATAGCCCGTGAAAGTGCCGGCCTCATCGTCCATCGCCTTGAGCGTAAACGAAAAATCCTTCGTCTCGGTCTTTCGTATTTTGCCCATCATCATCCCTCCATCACGGGGTAAGTGGTGCATAAGCAGTTGCAGACGTTCCCGGCGCTGCCTGCCGGGTCGCCCGGATACATCAGCCGCTCGCCCCCGACCAGGAACGGCTCATCGAGCGGGAGCTCCGTCCCGTCGACTTCCATATGGGCCTCGCGACTCTCCGGAACGAACGAGCACAACCAACCCCGCTTGCCTACAAACTCCGTCTGCCGATATCCCTCAAGCTGGCCGTAGTTGTCGACCTTGGCGCTCTCGGTCCTGGCCCAGAGCCGGGCGCGCCAGACCTCAAACTCGACCGACTCCCAGACGCGCTGGGTGAACTGCTCGACGGTCTCATTCGCCTCTTGCGCCTGCTTGAGCAGCTGATAGATTTTTTCCTTGGTCGTCTCGTTGACCCGCGACCCGGAGTCCAGCACGCGCCGCCGCACCACCTCTTCAAGCTCCGGCGTCATCTGGAAC